GTAATTCTCTTAGTACATTACGTATGAAATGTTGTAGGTTCTTTTTCTTTTTATTATTTTCAATGGTAATATCGCGACTTCTAGAAAGGATAAGGAAATTTAATTCAGATAGTTCAATTTTACCTCTGTCGGTTAAAATACTCATTACCTTATCATCTACTATTTTCTTTCCTTCTTCAATCGAAATATTCCATTTATAATTTTTACGAACCATTTACTTAAAATAAATAAAATTATAGAAAAATGATATTTTTGATAAAAAAATAATTGATAAAAATTTAAATATTTCATTATATTTATGTATACTTACATATACATGTGTTCTGGGGGCTTATAGTTATCTTCTTTTTTAGATAGTAAAGTCTCTACAATTTCTTTGCTTACATTTAGAGGTATCTTAAAATTATCAAGTTTGAATGTAAGTGGTATTTTGTTTTCTTCACTTTCACTTTGAGAAAGATTATAGATATTTATCTTTGAAATTATTGTTTCAATACATCTTTTAAGGTTTCTCACACCTTCTTCTTTTTCTGTAAATGTATTGATTATATATTCTAAAGCTTCTTTTTCAAATAATATATCTTCTTTGTTGAACATAAATGTATTCATTAGTTCAGGAAGGATGTAATCTTTACAAATCTCTATCTTATCATCGGGCTTAAATCCTTTTGTATTGATAACATACATTCTGTCTTTAAGAATCCGGTCAACTTTTGATTCATCATTAAAAGAGAATATAAAGAGAGACTTTGAAAGATCAATGTGGACCCCAGGAAAATAGTTATCCTGGAAGAGTGTATTTTGTGAAGGATCAGTTAGGTGTGTCAATAGATGTATAATCTCTTCTCCTTTAAAGGTTTCACTTACTTTATCAAGTTCGTCAAAGTAAATTATCGGATTCATACATTTAGATTCAATAAGTATATCAATAATTCTCCCCCAATGAGAACCTTCATATGTATAAGAATGCCCGTCAAAGAAAGCAGAATCAGATGCCCCTCCAAGAGCAATGAATGCGAATGGTCTATTGATAGCTTTGGCGATTCCTTCTTTAACAAGAGTTGTTTTACCATTACCCATTGGTCCCTGAAGAGCAAGAACATTTCCTTGTGATGTAGGGTTTTTGATCCATTTACCAATTACTTGTAGAATATGCATTTTAGCTTCTTTATGTCCATAAATTGCTTTATCGAGGGTAGAATATATGTTATATAGAAATTTTCTCTTTTCTTCATTTGTATTTTTTTCTGTAATTTCTATATCTCTAAATTTTCCAAAGGGTATCTTGATAAGACCATTAATCCACTTATCAATTTTACAATATTCTCCAGTTGATACATCCATTTCCCCTAGTTTTTCTATATTTTCAATAGCAATTGATTTTGTTTTAATATCCATATCAGAATTCAAGATCTTAAAACGTAATGGTATATTTGATTTATTTATCTTTTTTATTTCTTCAAGTTCTGTAATATGTTTTTGTTTTTCTTCAGGTGTTAGATCTTGAAAATATTCAAGTTCTTGATCTTCATGAATATCATCTTCAATTATTTCTATGAATTTATCATCGTATTCATCATACTCAAACTCTTCTTCTGTGTCCGATGATTCTTCAAGTTCCTCATCAGTTTCACTATCTTCTTCATAGTCTTCATCAGAATCATCTTCTTCAAAGTTAATATCATCAAGGTCAACATCTTCTTCAGAAGATAGTGATTCTTCACTTGAATCTTCAGAAGATTCTTCAGAATTTTCTTCTTTTATTTGTTCTTCTATCGGCATATCTTCTATTTTTATTTCTATATTTTGCTCTTCTATTAGTTCATCTATATTAATTTTACGATTTCTACGAGATTTCTTTTTTTTAAGATCTTGTTGTGAACCAAATGCGCTCATTAGAATATAAGGTAGTATTAAGTCCATAATATTAGGATTCTTCCCTCTTTTGCTTATTTTTTTAGATGGTGATTTACCTTTCTTTGGCGATTTACCTTTCTTTGGTGACCCCCCCCTTAGTCTGTCAATTTCTTTTTTAAGCATCTCTTCATCAAAATCATTTGGTTCACTATCATCAATTAAATCCATTAAGTTGCCACTACTGTCTACTTTTTCAAGGACAAGGTTGTTTTCTTTTTCGTGTTCTTCATCATTATTATTTTTCTTTGATCGGGTAATCATATTATGAGAGTTTTTTTCGTTTTCCATTTAATAGTTTGTAGTAATATTACTTTATAATTTTTTTTTATATGTTTTTCAAATTTCTAAAATTTGATTTTTATTTAAAAAAAAAGATAATAGATATTATAATAGGTATGAACAAACAATATACGGAACCAGAAACAAACAATGTTATTGGAGTTCAATTTAGTATTTTGGGTCCAGAAGAAATAAAATCCCGTTCAGTGGTTGAAATCACAAAACATGAAACATATGAAAAAGATACACCTGTAATTAAGGGTCTATTCGACCCACGTATGGGCACTACTGAGATGGGCAAGGTTTGCTCTACATGTGGTCAGAATAATATTGATTGTCCTGGTCATTTTGGACATGTGGAGCTTGCACGACCTGTTTATCATTGGCAATTTGTTCAATATGTTTTAAAGGTACTAAAATGTACATGTCTACAATGTTCAAAGCTTTTGATTGATAAAGATTCACCTATGGTTAAGTCTTTAATGAAAAAGCCGAATAAAGTTCGTTGGAATGAAATATACAATCTATGTCAAAAAATAAACAGATGTGGTCAAGAAAATGATGATGGTTGTGGGGCAAAACAACCTGATAAAATTAAGCTTGAAGGTATGGACGGTATTACTGCTGTATGGAAAAAGTTAGATGATGCTTCTTTAAAAACACAAAAGATTTCAATTGAAAGAGTAAAAGAGATTCTAGAAAGAATTTCAGATGAAGATGTAAATATAATGGGTTTTACAGATACTTGGTGTCGTCCAGATTGGCTTATCTGTTCTGTATTTCCTGTTCCACCTCCATCTGTAAGGCCTTCTGTAAAGCAGGATGATTCTCAAAGGATGGATGATGATTTAACACATAAACTGTGCGATATTATTAAGTGTAATAATACACTCAAACAAAAGATAGAATCAAATAGTCGTATTGAAGTTGTTGATGACTGGTCAAAAGTCCTTCAATATCATATCGCTACTCTTGTAGATAATGAACTTCCTGGAATTGCTCAAGCAGTTCATCGTTCTGGGAGAGCCCTTAAAGCTATAAGACAGCGTCTAAAGGGTAAAGATGGACGTATAAGGAATAATCTTATGGGTAAGAGGGTTGACTTTTCAGCAAGAAGTGTTATTACTCCAGATCCTAATATTGAACTTGACCAACTTGGTGTTCCTATTTCAATTGCTAAAAATCTAACTTATCCCGAAATAGTCAATGATTTCAATAAAGAAAAGTTAAACGAATTACTTCAAAATGGCGTTAATAATTATCCTGGAATTAAGATGATTGTTAAGCATGATAAAACAAATGTTACAATTACAAAATCTAATATAGATGATATTGAACTTAAGAATGGATACATTGTTCACAGACATCTAAGGGATGGTGATCACGTGTTATTCAACCGTCAACCTTCTCTTCACAAAATGAGCATGATGGGACACAGAGTAAAAGTAATGGAAGGTAATACTTTCCGCCTTAATGTAAGTGTTACTCCTCCATATAATGCTGATTTTGATGGTGATGAAATGAATATGCATGTTCCACAATCAATTGCTTGTGTATCAGAACTAATGAACATTGCTTCTGTAAACTATCAAATTATTTCTCCGAGGGAAAATAAACCTATTATAGCTATTGTCCAAGATACCCTCTTGGGTATTAATAAGCTAACAAAGGGTGAAACAATTACACATGAAGGGATTGGTGTTGACAGTTATTACTTTTCAAACAATACAAATATTTATCCAATAAAGAAGAAATCAGAACCAGTTGTAAAAGAAAATGTTGAAACATCCTACTTTACTAAGAATCAAATGATGAATCTAGTATCAACATTAAGCTCATTCAAGAGAAAAGGTGGGATGATTCCCGAACATTCTCTAGATATTGATGTATTTGGTGAAAAGGTTAAGTTATGGTCTGGAAAAGACATAATGTCTTACATTATCCCTGAAAGTATCAATCTAACTATGAAAAATTCATCTCATGATACAAATTCAGATGATTATCTCAACAAAGTTGTTATTAAGAATGGAAAACTAATTTCAGGAGGTTTAGATAAAGGTATCTTTACTAAAACTTCAAAGGGTCTAATCCATACAATTTATAATGATCTTGGTTCCAAAGCTACAAAGGATTTTATCGATGATATGCAAAAAATAACATCTTACTTCTTAATCATTGAAGGTTTTAGTGTTGGAATTGGCGATATGATTGCCGATGATGTAACAAATGTAAAGATCAAAGAAGTTATTGAGAAAAACAAACTTAAGATTAATGAGATTATGCAGGAGTTTCATCTAGATATCTTTGAAAACTTTTCAGGAAAGACAAATAGCGAATACTTTGAAAGTAAGGTAAATAGTATTCTAAATAATACTCTTTCACAGACGGGTAATATTGGTCTATCTAACTTAGATCAAAAGAATAGAGTAACAAATATGGTTAATTCGGGTTCTAAAGGTAAGGCGACTAATATAGCACAGATTGTTGCGTGCCTAGGACAACAAAATGTAGAGAGTAAACGTATCCCGTATGGTTATCAAGATAGAACGCTTCCACATTACAGTAAATATGATGACTCTTCAGAAGCAAGAGGGTTTGTAGAAAACTCATTCATATCGGGACAAACCCCTCAAGAATACTTCTTCCACGCTATGGGTGGGAGAGAAGGTCTTATTGATACAGCTGTAAAGACATCTGAAACAGGTTATCTTCAAAGAAAACTTGTCAAGTCTATGGAAGACTTAAGGGTTGGATATGATGGAAGTGTTAGAAATAACTCTGATTGTATAGTTCAATTCAAGTATGGTGAAGATGGTATGGATGCTTGTTCTGTTGAAGATCAAAGTTTAATTATCATAGATATGACTACTGAAGAAATATGTAAAGGTTTCATCTTTGATAAAGATACAAAATGGGAAGATATTCTCACTGAAGAAGCAATTGATAGTATGGGTGATAATTTTGAAGATGATCTAGAAGAAGCATTTTATGCAATCCTTCAAAACAAGATATATATGTATAAGAATGTTTTCAAAAACAATAAGGTATCAAATAGTGTTCGTTTCCCAGTACACATTGCTCGTATTGTTACAAATGTATGTAAAAAAGAAAATAGTAAGTCGGACATATCTCCGATTGAGATATTAAATCAGAATTATGCTCTCAAAGAAAATATTGAACAAAAAGAAAATACAATTCTTTCAGTTCTCATCGATGTTCATCTACATCCAAAGGCACTTATTAAAAAGTTTAAGATACAAAAGGCAGAATATGAAAAGATAATTGATACTATTAAAGAAACCTATGAAAAGTCAAAGATATCTCCCGGTGAGATGGTGGGTGCTATCGCTGCTCAAAGTATTGGTGAACCAGCCACACAAATGACACTTAATACGTTTCACTATGCTGGTGTAAGTGCTAAGTCTAATGTTACTCGTGGTATTCCTCGTCTAAGGGAGTTACTTGGTGTTACAAAGAATCTAAAGGCTCCATCAACTATCATTCGTCTTAAAGATGAATTTGGTATGTTTCAGAATAAATCAAAATATGCTAAAAATAAACTAGAATATACTATTCTTAGAGATATTGTAATTAAGAATCAAATATACTATGACCCTAAGAATAATGACTTTGATACTGAAATTAAAGATGATAAGGGTATGCTACAAATGTATAAAACATTCTTGGATTTTGAAAATGGCGAAGATGCCACTTATGAAGATAAATGTCCATGGATCATAAGATTTACATTCAATAAGGAACTTATGATGGATAAGGGTATTGTTATGGAAGATATTTACATCGCACTAATGGAATATGATATTGATAAACTAGAATTTATCTATTCAGATGATAATTCAAGTGAGTTGATTGGTCGTTTATCTATAAAAGCTGAAATAAATGGAACTGAAGATGAACAACTAAATGGTTTATCCGATCAAAGTGATATCATCTCAATTTTTAAGAACATTCAAGAAGATATTTTAAGTAATGTTGTAATTAAGGGTATCAAAAACATTACAAATATAGTTATGAGTGAACAAGACTACCATGCTTTTACAGATGGAGAAATAAATAAAGAAAAGACATGGATTCTAGAAACAGATGGTGTCAATCTTCTTGACGTATTCAATTCAATGTATGTTGATTTCATTCATACATATTCAAATGATATTATTGAAGTTTATGGATGTCTAGGTATTGAAGCTGCGAGAGAACTTCTTATTGAGCAGATAACAGAAGTTATTGAATTTGAAGGTTCCTATATTAATGATCGTCATATAGAACTCCTTTGCGATATAATGACAAATAAGGGTATTCTAACTGCTATTAATCGTCAAGGTATCAATCGTGGAGACATTGGTCCTCTTGCTAAGTGTTCATTTGAAGATACTACAGATCAACTTATTAAAGCAGGTATCTTTGGTGAAAAAGACAAACTTAATGGTGTGTCAAGTAACATTATGATGGGTCAAATTATCAAAGCTGGGACTGGGATGTGTGATATCTATCTAGATGAAGAAAAACTTATTTCAGAACTTTCAGATGCTAATGCTACAGAAGAAGATTTTGTAACAGTAAATAATAAAAATATAGATGATTTACTAAAAGAAGAAGTATTTGGGGAAGAAGAAGATGATTACTGTGAAAATGATGAGTTTGAATTTTCAATCTAAAAATTGCTACATCTATTCAATAATGGGTGTAAATCACCCTTATTTATAATACCGTTATTACTAATAGTTTTACAAAACCCAGCTCTTGTTTCTTTATTAAAGAAACCATAACCATCGTCCGGATCATCTTTTGTATCTTGTTGTAAGAGTTCGCTTTCATTGAGATTTGTTTCGGTTTCAGCTATATTTTCTTCACCGCCACCAGCAGCCGCAGCAGCAGCATTTTGATCTCTTAATAAATTTTCTTGTTCTGCTATGAAACTATCCGTATTTTTGTCTTCGTTTTCTATAAATTCTTTAACATTATCCGTTTCTATTATAGGTTCTTCGTCCGATTTTTCTTTTCTCATCTTCTCCATAATAGCACTAATTATAGCTGGTTCGCGTTTCTTAATGATTTGCTCTTTTCTTTCTTCAATTTGTTGTCTATTAACTTCGTTAAATAATTTGCTCCTTTCTATTTTTTCTTGTGCTAACTTATTTCTCAATTCTTCTTCCACTTGTTTTATTACAGGTTTATCAATCTCATATATGTTATCTAAGATAGATTTGACCATTTTCTTTTCATTTTGTTTTCTTAATAATTCTAAAGAAATATGAATAGAAAGGACTTTTTGCCTTATATCACAGTTTAATAATATTAAAGTCATATCTACATTATTAATAATAGTCTTATTGTTGTTTAATATATTTTTGTATCCGTCGTGTAAGTATAGTAAACTATTATCATCCATTCCTTCTTCTTGACATTTTTTATACATACCGAATGATACTCCTAATCCTTCAGTAGGGACATCTCTACAATCTTCTACTAATTTCATATAGTCTTGTGGTTCTTTACAATTTTCAAGGAGTCTATTGTAAATTGTAGTTCTAAATTCATTTGTCATATCTTCATCTTCTAAAATTAACTTTATCTTTTCTAAGTATTTGTTTCTTTTGAATGGTTTGATACCTAATTCATTGAGCTTACGAGAAACTTTATTTTCAAAACCCATGTCAAAGACATCAATACCCATACAAATGTTAAACCAATTAACCTTATATTTTATAAGGTTACTATTGCTTACTTTTATCTTTCCATCAACTACATCACTCTTCATATCTAACATCTTACGTGTTTCTTCATATTCTTCAAATCCAGGTAAATCTAAATCGGTAGCTAATTCTATTTTATCTTCCATATCTTCTTCAGCGTCTCCTTCTTGCGGTCCTTCGATAACTACATTTTCATTATCATCCATTTCTTTTTCCAAATCCTTTTCTCCACCTTCATCTTCAGGGGTTTCTTCAGTTTCTGGGACAGGTTCAGCATCTGGAGAATCGGGTTCTGAAACAGGATCTGAATTTGTAGCTTGGTCTTTGGGATTACCTTCTGGTATTGGTGTTTCTGATGATGGAACTTCCTCGGGCGTTGGTGTTGCGGGTGCTGGAGCAGCTTCAGGTGTTGCGGGTGCTGGAGCAGCTTCAGGTGTTGCAGGTGTTGGAACAGCTTCGGGTGTCGCTGGTGTTGGAACAGCTTCAGGTGTCGCTGGTGTTGGAACAGCTTCAGGTGTCGCTGGTGTTGGAACAGCTTCAGGTGTCGCTGGTGTTGGAAC